CCATTATTCCAGAGGCGATTTATACCTGCTAGTCTGAAAGACAATCCGTATCTATATAATACGGGTGACTACGAAACAATGCTACTATCTCTACCAGAGGTGCAGCGCAAACAGTTACTATATGGAAGTTGGGATATTGCAGAGGGTGCAGCCTTCTCTGAGTTTGATAGAAGTGTACACGTAACTACGCCATATAAAGTACCTAGTAACTGGAGAAAATTTAGGGCGTGTGATTATGGTTATGGTTCTTATTCTGCTGTTCTGTGGTTTGCTGTTACGCCAGATAATACGTTGGTTGTATACAGGGAGTTGTATGTTCGTAAAGTATTGGCGATGGAGTTAGCTAGGTTAATAATGCACCTAGAGAGCGATGATGGAACTATAGCATATGGAGTACTAGACTCCTCCTGTTGGCATAAGCGCGGTGATACAGGGCCTAGCCTAGCAGAGCAGATGATAATGGAAGGCTGTAGATTTAGACCTTCTGACAGAAGTAAGGGCAGTAGAGTTAGCGGAAAGAATGAAGTACATAGATTGCTTCAGGTAGATGAAGATACGGATATGCCCGGTATACAAATATTTAATACGTGTACAAATTTAATATCTCAACTACCTATAATACCATTGGATAAAAGAAATCCAGAAGATGTAGATACACACGCAGAGGATCATCTATACGATGCATTAAGGTATGGTATACAATCCAGACCAGTGCCTCGTAACGTATTTGATATGGGTACGGCAACTTCGCCTAAACCTAGATTTGAACCTGCTGATGCTACATTCGGATATTGAAAGGTAAAATATGTCTTACGATTCAGAGTTTATAGAAGACAGTGATAGCGCATTCTTAGAGAATGAAGACTCAGATGAGGGTGTATCTGGCTTAACTGACTATATACATAAGCAGTTTGTTAGGGCTGAATCTGCTAGATACTCAGAGGAAAATAGTTGGATTAGAGCTTACAGAAACTATAGAGGGGTATATAGCTCTGATGTACAGTTTACGGAAACGGAGAAATCCCGTGTATTTATTAAAGTAACCAAGACAAAAGTACTGGCAGCGTATAGCCAAATCGTAGACGTACTACTTGCAAACAATGAATTTCCTCTGTCCGTAGAGCCTACAACCTTACCAGAGGGGGTAGCTGAGACAGTACACTTTGATCCTAATACACCAGAAGATGTAGAAATGGGCGAGATGCCAAAGGATCTATATGGCTACGAGGGAGATGGTAGAGAGCTACCCCCCGGAGCTACAGAGTTAGGTGATCTAAAAGATAAGCTAGGCCCCTTACAAGACGCTCTAGATGATGTAGATACATTGAAAGAGGGCTTTGGTATAACGCAATCTTCTGTCAACTTTCATCCTGCAATGGTTGCTGCAAAGATGATGGAGAAGCAAATTAAAGATCAGCTAGAGGAATCTGACGCTACAAAGCATTTAAGAAATGCAGCATTTGAATGTGCATTGTTTGGTACAGGAGTATTAAAAGGCCCCTTCGCTACAACAAAAGAGTACCCTAACTGGACAGAAGAAGGTGAGTACAATCCTACAATTAAGACAGTACCTAAAATATCTTATGTATCTGGTTGGAATTTTTACCCTGACCCAGATGCAAGTAACATAGAAGACTGTGACTACGTAATAGAGCGACATAAACTTACAAGATCCCAACTACGTGCATTACGAAACAGACCCTTCTTTAGGGAAGACGCTATCAAAGAGGCCATAGAGCTTGGCGAAAACTATTCTATAAAATGGTGGGAGAGTAGCCTCTTAGAGTCTGAGGATGAAGATAGTTCACACAGTTATAACACACAACGCTATGAAGCCCTAGAGTTCTGGGGAATATTAGACAGGTCTATCGCAGAAGAGTCGGGTATAGAAATACCGGGTGAGTATGAAGACGTAGATGATTTGCACGTAAACGTCTGGATATGTAACAATGAAATACTTAGGTTTGTAGTTAATCCATTCCTACCAAAGCGAATCCCCTACTGTGCAGTACCTTATGAAGTCAATCCATATGCTTTCTTTGGTATAGGCGTAGGTGAAAACATGGATGATACACAGACTCTGATGAACGGATTTATGCGTATGGCAGTAGATAATGCTGTATTGTCAGGTAATTTATTGATAGAAGTAGATGAGACTAACCTAACTCCCGGTCAAGATCTGACTGTATACCCCGGTAAAGTATTTAGAAGACAGGGTGGTGCGCCCGGACAGGCAATATTTGGTACTAAGTTTCCTAATGTAAGTAACGAAAATATGCAACTGTTTGATAAGGCTAGAGTGTTAGCTGATGAGTCTACAGGTATACCGTCTTTCTCACATGGTCAAACAGGTGTATCGGGGGTTGGTAGAACAGCGTCAGGTATCTCAATGCTTATGGGTGCAGCAGCAGGATCTATAAAAACTGTAGTTAAAAACTTTGATGACTATATGTTACGTCCGCTAGGCGAGGCAATGTTCTCTTTTAATATGCAGTTTAATTACAATAAAGATATAAAAGGAGACTTAGAAGTTAAAGCTAGGGGCGTAGAAAGCCTGATGCAAAATGAGGTACGATCTCAGAGGCTCATGTCTTTCCTACAAATTGTAAGTAACCCAGTACTTGCACCCTTTGCTAAGTTTCCATTTATCATACGCGAGATTGCTAAATCTATGATGTTAGATGCAAATAAAGTAACAAATACTCCAGAGGAAATGTTACGTCAGACTTACTTGATGCAGAAGAATCAGGAAGCTATGGGTCAAGGTGGGCCAGAGCAAGGGCCNATGGATATGTCAGGAGTAGGTGGAGGTAACATAGGTACAGGTGCTGTTCCAGTTCCGGGGGAAGAGCAGTTTACTGGACAGCCTCAACAACCTCAACAACCAGTGGCTCCCCAGCCTCAACANGCACAGATGCAACCACCACCGCCTAGTGGGGGTCTACCACCGGGTATGCTACAATGAAGCTAGAAAAACTATACCCTGTAGTTTCTAATCCTAAGTATGAATTGTTTGAGGAATATTTAAATTACCTACGAGGTAGGGCAGTAACTACTATGTCATACTCTGACGATTCTATAACTATACACAGATCTCAAGGTCAAGTATCTATTATAGACCAACTATTAAAATTAAAAAACAATGTTCTACGTGAAACAAAAGGAAATTCATAATGACTAATGTAATAGAAATGTTTAGTAGTATAGAAGATATAGAAGAACCTGAAGTACCCTTTGGCTCTTTAGATCAGGAAGTTGCAGATGATGTACCTGTAATGCTATCAGAGGGTGAGTATGTAATACCTGCTGACGTTGTTCGATACTGGGGACTAAAGCATCTGGAAGAAATGCGTAGTATGGCTAAGTGCGGCCTCATGTCTATGGAGATGGATGGTAGGTTGCATAAGGTAGATGATGATGGGTTATTGCCAGCAGAGGAAGAAGAAGAAGACGTAGAAGTAGCAACAGAAGAGGCTATGGACATTTCTTCTATGGATTTTGATATAGATGAGATGCAAGAGGATATGGAGGAAGAAGAAGAAGAGGATGACGTAGATTTTGATGGTAATGAAGAGGATTTAGTGTTTGAAGTTAGAAGTTTATCTTCTTCACCAGACAAAGATAGGATGATCCATGCTGATGCAGGGGGAGATATAGATAGAGATAGGCAAGATAACTTTGGTATGACCCCCACTTCTCCTGCTTCTTTAGCGGTTAATCCTGTTGATATAATGAATGCGATGGTTGATGTAGGACTAATAGGTGCTGAAGCTACCACACTAGGAACTGCTGCAAGTGTCGTATCAAATGCATTAGAAAATGCTACTACAAAAGATATACGAGGCATAGCATCATCAGTAGTATCTGATCAGTTTGCAAACGCAACCCCTGCCGTACCCGGTGCGCTATCAACAGCTTTGGGATTAGCAGAACAAATATCTGGCCCACCTATGGGAATACCCGGCCTTAGTAATGTAATGAGTCCTAGTGTACAAACTTTTAGTGATATCAATGGTGCAGTAACCACTGCAATAGGTTTTGGTGCAGCTAGAGCAGCAGCTAAATCTAGTATGACTGATCTAGTAGCTATAGGATTAGAAATACAAAGGAATAATGCAGCTGTAACTGATTTATTTAGTTTTGATGGACAACTAGTAGGCGTTACTACGAGTAATATAAATGGAGTACCTGCTCAAGCGGTAGTAGGAGTAGTCGATCCCCAGTTTGGAGTAGCCGATTATGATAAGGGAGTGGCTGCAGCCTATGGGGTAGACTTACGATCCGCACCTACAAATGAAAAAACGGGTAGACCTGAAT